CGATATTGTGGCATAAACTTTGCACCCTCTACCTCAAAGGTAAAGTGGTCTCTCAACTCATACTCAATATGAGGTTCAGAATCAATTTTTAAAAATACTTCGTTAGACTTAGATATAACGACATTAGCACTTGTATCAATCACCTAGTACATGCGTCTAGGAATATTTAGGAACCTATGTCAAGCTTGTAATAAATCCCATAACTTTTTATAATCCATTTTAGCATATAGATAATTATCAATATGATGTTGGATATTAGAATTCTTTAAGTGAAACTGCCCCTCTCCAGTATTACCTCTATGCTGTTTATCTGAGTATTGTATATTGGGATCTTTACTAATGGTCTCACTTGGTATCTCAAAGACATAAATCATATCTTTAAAGAATATACCATACCAGAGTATATCAAAGCAACCAGTTTTTACTTGCTGTATATTACAATCCCACCTTTGTTCTAATTTATTTTTATCTTCTATTAGTCTTACTGAGTTATCCTGCATCAATACTTCACAGATGTTTTGTTCCGTAATTGGATTTGCTCTAGTGTATGCTCTTGATACTTTGACCTCACCTTTCTGATCACCTAGTTTTTTATCGTAAGATAGGTTGTCAGACTTCTCTAGACCTTTGATGATTTTACTCATCAAGATCTCACCAACATCACCAAATTTTCGTGTGTTTAGATTGCAAATGGAAGATACTAAATTGTTCATCCTAGTCCAGAATTAAATCGCATGAACTCAATTGCATTCTTAATTTGGAACGTTCTGTTCTGTATCACCTTAAGAATGCTTTCAAGGTATACTAACATTGTATCATAATAATCGATCTTCAACGAAGTAGTGGACAGTTTCTCATCTGCATCCAAGTATTTCTGCATAGTATCCTTATCCCTTATCTTTTTAGGAAAGGGATTCTCTATATAAACGTCTGGATCTGCTTTCCCACTAAAGTACTCATACCGTTCATGACGGATATTTTTCCTTTGTTGCTCTGCTTTTTTTCTTAATAGAAAGATTGTATTATAAAGTTCAAAGTATTTTGCATGAAGAGAGGGGATGTTCAATGATTCATCATGTAGATTATCTCTATCTATTGCTGCATCTTTTTCCCACATCTCTTGAAGTTTATCAAGAGTCACACTCATAAAGGTTTTCCTTCCAGATCAGTTAGTTTGTATATAGTATACTTGAAAGATACGTCTGCTGTAAAGTATTCTACATCTGTATCAGTTGCATCAAATGATAGTGTAGATAAGCTATATGGAAATAGGTCATCAAATAACACTTGAAATTTAGGTACTAGATTACTACTTAGAATTTGTAACGTACCATCGGAATATATTTGATCTCCTCTATTACTAAATCTTGCAGCACCAAACAAATAATCCTGCTCTTCTAATTTATCAAACTGTTTAAGTGTTTCTGGATAACCAAGTCCACGAATCCAGTTTTGAATCTCCATATAGTTACCTAGATCCTCATCAACAAGGAACCTTAAATTAAGATCACCAAAATCAATCTTATCACCAGGTATTGGTATGTCCTTAAAGTATGTTGGTTGTTCTGCTATTCCTAAAGTTATATCAGGAATGTTTGCCTGATTACAAAAGAAAGCAGTCTTAGGACTTCTTTTAAGTGCAAATTTAAAACCAACTGGAGACAAGAAATTCCTATTTTGTATGGGAGTTCCTGGTCTTGGTGCTGGTGAATTTCTAATCGCCATTATAAGATACTTTTTAAATATTTAGTAAGCATCTACATCAACTAACTCTTTTGAATTCCACTCATCCTTATGATCCGCAATAAACTGAGGTATGCAACCTTTAATTATATAATGCTTAGATGGATCAACATTCTTGAACTCCGTATCTCTTCTATTACCAACGGCTTTGTACATAAGTCTAGTATATGAACTAAGATCTCTTAGAAAAATATCTTTTTTATTTCTTGCTTCTGACGGTAATCTTTTCTTAGTGTAGAGTATAATATCTACTGGATTTTTAGATCCATGCTCCAATACTGCCTCACAAAAACAACGACATGTATATGTGTCGGCATCCATAGAGAATAGGAAAGTTGTTTTGTTATCAATTTTAATATGGAACTTTTTATCTAAAATGTCTACCCATGACTTTCTTTCTTTGATAAGAACTGCATTATCACCTTCAGCATGTCTTTTAATTATACCATCTACAATAAGAGTAACATTATTTTGAGTAAAGGATTTATGAATATATAATCTATTTTTTAACCAATCTCTGATATCAACTTCATTTGGTTGTAACTCTTTCTTATTGATTAGGGTTAAACCTCCTGTAATAACATCTTCTCTAGTTCCTTTAGTAGCAGGATCATGCCTTAAGTTTTCTAAAATTCCTCCACTAATTCTAGCCATTTCGCCAGGTTCTATCTTCTTAAGATTTATCCAAGGTAGCTTTTTCTCACTATTTCTTTTTCCTGCTAGAGCTCTACCTCTACCCTCTACTGGATTTTCTTTTCCAGTGGAATCTTTAGATCCCATACCTGGTGTATATTTTGTTATATATCCTTTTATCGAAAAGTTATTTTCTAATGCTTGGATTCTTTCTTCAGTGTTACCTTCTTCTCTAACACCATCATTCGACCATATATCATCTAATTCATCTACTTCAGTATCTAGATCAAGAGAACCTAAAGATTCAAACTCATATCCTTTAGGTATCTCTATTTCCATCCCTATAAAGTATTCTAAGTTTATATCTCCAACTCCGTTAAAACCTGGTAGTTTAACTGGACCTACGATGTCCTGTCTGTTAATAGTAATTTTCATTTGCAAATACGGTTGCGTTAGCGATTGTCTTTTACTACACGGAGCCGAAGCGGTGTGGTTCAAAGATAATAATGTATATTATATATTAGAATAAAAAAAAAGTCAACCCCCGAAGGAGCTGACTTTGAAGAAATATAAGCGTCTCGCTTACATGAGGTTCTTAACTGTAACACGTCTGTAGTACTTGTTGTTGTTAACTCCAACAGTACCAGCACCAGCAGTTGTACCTTCGGCAAATGGGTTCGCAACGATTCCGTAACGAGTCTTAAAGCCGATTTTTGGTTGGAAACTATTCTCTCCAACTGCACGAACCATCTGTAGTGGAACGTATGGGCAGTAGAACAGACCAGCGTCGTAAGGTGAAGAACCTTTGTATCCAACAACATAGTACTGATTAGCAGCACTGTTTGCAGAATAAGGGTCAATGTATACCTTGTACTTACCGTTAAGAGTACCAGCAAATGTATTGCCAGTGTCATCAACGTTAAGGTTAGCGTTAAGAGCAGGTGTGTAATCAAGAACACCAGCCATTGTTAACGCAGAAGCAACGTCAGCAGATGTTAGGATAACGTTACCCTTTCCTCTACGAGTTTGCTGTGCGATAGCGTTAGCATCTCTTTCGATCTGGAAGATAAGTCCTTTGAACTTCTCAACTGACCAACGACCATTACTGTCGATGTCTAAGTCGAACTCTCCAGCAGTTGCTGTGTTAGCAGCAGCACCAGTTTCAGCAGACTTGTAGATTGTTCTAATAACTTCTCTGTTGATTTCCGCAAGGATCTCAGTAGAAAGGATATTAGCAAGTTCTGCTTCAGCATTCAATCCGTGGATTGCTTTCAAGTCCTGAGCAAGCTCTAGTGAGTACTCAGCTTTCAACGCACGAGATTTCGCAGTAACTGTTACTTTCTCAATGCTGAATGCCATTTCGTTGAAGGCATCTGCACCAGTGCCATCAAGCTTTTCAGACTGGGCAGTGGTCATACCTTGACCAACGTCGTATGCCTTCTGAGTAGTAGAAGTTGATGGGTTCAACGCACCTGGATTTGAACCAGACTGTGATGTTGTACCTAAACCAACTGCACCGTTAACGAAACCAGTTTCAACATTGCTTCCTGCAGGTTGTCCTGAGAATGCAGAGTCTGCTTCGTTGTAGAATGCTTCTGTACCAGATTGATCCTTGTAACGAGATCTCATCGCAAAGATGAGTCCAGTAGGACCAGACATTGGTTGTACGCCAGCAAGATCATAAGCGATCAAGTTAGGCATTGCTCTTCTAATCAATGAGATTAGAACAGGATCAAAGTTATCAACACTAGAACCTGTAGAGTTCGTAGGTTGCTCTGTTAAAAGACCAGAATTGCCGAATGCATTCTGTTCTCTTTGGAATTTTTCTTGGTTTTCTAGCAGGACTGCGGTTACCGCTTTCTTGTGAGAATCTTGAATTTTATCAAGACCTTCGTGCTCAAGAACTGGTGCCCATTTTTCCTGCAACTGTTCTGAATGGAACATTTGCTTTAAAATAAGTGTTTAGTTTGTTTAATTTTAAATTCAGTTACTTGCTAAACTGAGATAGTGTTTTTAGATATCCAGCCATTGAACCTGAAACTGATTCAGGTGCAGAATCGACTCCTTCTGATAAACTCTCTCCTTTAGCAGCTGGTACGCCTTTATTAGGGAAATAAGATTCCTTAAGGGTCTCCAACTTTTCACGATACTCTGATTCACTTTCAAACTCGACACTTTCAGCAAGTGAAGCGAGCTTCTCTTTCTGTGTGGACGCTAATCCGTCAGAAACAGATTCAAGAATACCGTCAGCAACAGACTCAGCGAGTCTACTGTTTAGTCCAACGTTCTTCTCAATTTGCTCATTGAGTTTGGATTCCATATCATCTAGTTTTTCTACCATACTCTGTAGTACATCATATTTTTCTTCAGGGATTGATACATAATGTTCTTCAAAAAGACCTTTTAGACCAGTCATAAAGGACTCAGTGAGTTCTTCTTTAAGACCTGCCTCTACTGCAAGTTGGTTCTCATTGAACCACTCGTCAGATACATATTCTAGGTAAGAGTCTACACGCTCATTAAGAGCAGACTTAAACTCTTCTGCCTCTTCGACGAGTTTTGTTTCATACTCAGTCTTAAGGTTTTCTTCGATTGCTGCAACTTTTCCGTTGATTGCTGCTTCAAGAATAGTTTTTGCTTTACTCTTAAAGTCTTCAGAAAGTTCTTCACCTTCTATGAGTGCTGCAACGTCTTCATCGATGCTGTACTCAGGTGCTTCAGCAACTACTGGTTCTTCAGTAGTTTCTTCCTCTGCAACAACTTCTTCTGTAGAAGTCTCTTCTTCTGCTACTACTTCATCAGTAGTAACTTCTTCTTCAGAGACAACTTCATCAGTTGCTTCAACTTCTTCAGGTACGGATACCTTAGTAGCACTAGTTGCTGCTGCATCTCCTGCAGAAGCTTTCTTGTTAACTACATCCTTAACTTGCTTAAGGGTGCCACCAGGAGTCTTCAGTTTTGCTGAATCGTCATCTGGTTTGTAGTTATCTGGTGTTGGGCCACCTAGATCTTCGACTGTTGCCGAATTTCCTGGAGTAGATACACCTGCTGCGTTACTACCAGCCGTTGGCAAAGCATCACCAGGTGATGCAGCTGCATTAGCCTTCGTTTTGGAGGGTGTAGTGCCTACTTCCATTTCCTGTAATTCTTTGCCACTAGACATTTGGGGTTCTCTCCGATTTCCTGTAAAAAGTTAAAATCTATATTTATTTATAAGTGCAGTATTTACAATGACTTAATAAAGTCGTTGAAAAGACCTAACTTGTGTTCTTCGAGTGCTCTTTGGGTTGTTAAAGACTCGATTTTGTTTTTTGTATCATTAGCAAGTCTCTCTCTAAGGGAATTTCCCTCCCAGATCCACTCCTTTCCTTCCATAATTCCCTCAACAAATGCATCGGGTGCAGAAGGATCTGCTACGATATCTGCTGCTGTTGCTAACATAAAGTCATCTCCAACAACATTAAATCCTTCACGGGTTGGTTTCAATGAACCAATTCCTCTAGAAGATACACCTAGTTTTACACCTTCTCCTATAAGTGAAGATGCAATTTGACCCATTGGTGTACTAAGGATTTTTGCTTTTCCTATAAAATTAGATCCACTCTCTTTAAGTGAAACAATCTTATGGGATACTCTATCAAGGTTAACAGTTGGACCATCGGGATGTCCCAATTCTCCAAGTGCTCTACCTGTAACTATATTTGATTCATTGTACCTACCAACTTCTCTCTGGAGAGTTTCCATAGGATACATTCTACCATTACGGTTTTTAATGTTACCTTGTAAAAAGATACCTTCAATATAAAGGTTCTGTTTACCAGACTTTAATTTCTCAGTAATAAATTTTACCGACTCAATTTCTTCTCTGATGAGTTTCATTTTTAGTTACCGTAAGCGATCTTTACAACCTTCATACTAGATCCTTGAGATGCTGCAGTTAGAGTATCTGTTGCATCTTTTTCTAAGAGGACTGTATCCAATGTACCAACACTTAAACTACCGACTGTAGTACCACCAGAAGTTTTTCTAGTAATAACAACAGCAGCACTATGGGCATTATAAAGCCGTACTACAGTAGCTAAGTCAACATTAGAAGCAGATGATAAATTACCCTCTGCTGCTAAAACCTTTATTAACATTGTCTAACCTCTAAATCCAGTTATTTAGTTATTTATAAACACTATTCTTCGGATTCAGTTTCAACCTCTGTTTCTGCCTCTACAGGCTCAATTGTATCAAAAGTTTGTCCAGCAACACTAGGTCGATGTCCGTCAACCTTCTCTGCAGACTTTGCAAATAGGATATCTTTAATCTTATCGCTTATATTAGATGGTGATTCATCAGCAATAATCATATCCATCAAATCATCATTAGTAACGTCAGGCATAATTAAGTCCAAAAAATGTGTTTAATCCTTAATATTTATATCTCTCCACCCTTGGGCAATTCTGTCATACCACCATCCTTAGTGCCATCAAGGTTAGGTTCCATAACTGGTGCCCCTAAATCCATTCCTGCAGCACTTTGATCCATAGGTAATCCTGTTGCTGGATCTACTGGAATTGAAGGATCTGGTATAGTTCCATCTGCTATTTCCTTTTCAATTAACTTATCCTGTTCAATAATCTCATCATCTGTTTGATGTAGGATGTTACGTCTTACATAATCCTGAGAGAAGAACCTTCCAACATATGGTTCTGCTGTTGCAACACTATTCAATCTCTCATTTAATAGTTCTGAATTCTTTAATTCAGTGAAGTGATTATCATACAAGAAGTCATATTGTATATGTTCACTCATTATTTCCCAATCTTCTGGGGTGCATATATTCTTAAGAATCAATTGAGTCCTAAGCATATCATCAAACAATTTTGAGAATCTTTTTCTCAAACGTGCTACAAATTTAGTGAACTTAAGTTCATCTCTTAAGATTTCTGAGGATCTTCCGAGGTTAAATCCTCCTTCTCCGTCCATTCTTGATGGAGGTACGTTGAGGGATCTATATAATTTCTTTTTGAAGTACTCGATGTCCGTGATCTCACCCAGGTTTTGACCTCCAGGAAGAGTAGAAATCTCAGTACCACGTCCTCCTTCTCTCCGAGGGAGCCAGAAATCTTCCAGCATTGCCATGTACTTTTTGTCATCACGGATCTCTCCTGTGTTAGCGTCGTATACAAGTTTGTTACGATATCGCATCATCACATCTCTGAGATATTGCTCTGCCTTTACCTTCGGTAGATTACCAACATCAATATAGAAAATTCTACGTTCTGGAGCACGAGATAGTCTGTATATTACTAGAGAATCCTCAATCATCCTTAATTGATTGAGTGATTTGATTGATTTATGCAAGTAAGAAAGGGTATTTCCTTTATTTCTATCTACCAGACCTGATGTACAATACGTTACTGCATCTTTTGCTAGCTTAATTCCCTGACTTGCACCTGTTGCATTTATATTTCCTGTTGGATATTGTTGCTTTGGATTGTATATAAAGTACTCTTCTAGTTCTGGCCATTTAAAACCCATTGGGTCTTGAGAATTACCAGTACTATTGAGATTCAAATACTTATCTTTTTCTTGCTTCTTCTCTTGTCTAACATAACGCATTTTCATTGCGTCAATATAACGAAGATCTTGAATACCTGCTTGAGGATTCTTCAAATCAATGACTTTATGATAAAAAATCCTTCCATCAATATACCAGTTACGATAAATTTCGTGGGATTTCTTACCAAAATCTAAAAGATCAAGAATGTATTTAAATTCTGATCTAATTTTCTTCTTAATACCATCACTAGCACTAAGATTGGAAAGATCAATTTGAACAGGAACGTCGTTTGAGTCTGAAACAATTGCTTCATTTACGATATCTTCGATAGCACTATCCGCTTCGGGATGAAGTGACATCTCTCTATATCGTTTGATTAACTCATACTCAGTTCTGTAAACACCTTCGATGTCAACATAAGAACCAAAAAAACCACTACTCGCATAATGATCAACCCCGTCCTCGTCATTAGGAGCAACGGGGGAGACCGCATTGGGAGATAGTGGTTCTGTGTCCTCTATAGAGAACCCAAATAACTTCGACATGATTTATTTAATTTTCCTTCTTACTATTTATGCTAGTCGGCAGAACCGTTTCCAGCAAGACTGAAGGATTGAACTTGGAATTCAACAGTGAATTCTTCTATAGTATCGCTTGATTCGTAAGATAAGTCAATAGCAGAGATATTTGTTGGGAAAATATCAACAAATTCATACTCTCTAAGAACTGTATTCTTATCACCAGAGTTGTCGTCGCTGCTTGTCTTAGATCCTCTACCAAGTTGATACACTTTAGCATTAGTCATATATGAAGCAGGATTAGTCGCTCCTAAGTTATTTTCTAACTTAGAAATCTGATTCATCCACTCTTCCATTGCAGTTCTAAGGATAAATCCTTCGTCATTGATAATGGTTACAGTCCATGTATCGAATGTTCTGTCTCCTGCAACTTTAAAAATACGACCTCTAAATGGTACATCAATTGCTGCTACATTAGATGCAGGTAAAGCTGCTGCCTTACACATATATCTAAAGTTATCAGCACTCCACTCAATTCCAGCAGGTAGAGTAGTTAACTCTACCTCGAACAGATTAGGTCTTGCACCGCCCCCAATAAGAGCACCTTTAAATTGAGAAATAGATTTGTTTTCTCTTGTCTTGGCCATGGTTGGTTATCCTCCTGTGTTTATTTAGATAATGTGATTAAACTCGACCTGCTACTTCCTCGAAACTAACACCAGTACGGGTAGCAACGAAAGTAAGAGTAACATAGTTGATTGACTTGGCAGGCTTCAGGAAGATGTCTGCTCTAAATTCATTATTATCGATAACATCAGGTGTGTTATTTGTGGTATCACAGATAACGAGGAATCCGTAAATACCTCTCTTTGCCTGAATGTCACGTAGATAAGGTTCTACGATGTTCTTGAAGTTTGCTCTTGTTAACTCATCGTTGAGTTCAAAGAGTTGTGCTTCTGCTGCTTTCTCAAGTGCTTGCTCAACAGTTAAGAATAAACGACGAACGTTGATTCTATCGAAAGCAGATGCATAACCTAATCCAGTTTTGTCTCCGAATAATAGAGTACCAATTCCTGGTTGTGTTATGACTGAGTTAATCCTTTGAGGATAGAGTTGATCTCTTTGTGCCTTACTTGGATTATATGCAAGTTTAATTGCATTATTGATAATACCACGCTGTTGTCCAGCAGGTGAGAACCAAGGATAAGAATTGATTCCTGTACGACACATTAGACCAGCAACATCACCATTTGTTGGGATGTAGCGGAACTTATTGTTAAATCTGTCGTAAGTATACTTGTAACCACTATCAAATACTGCATATGATGAAGATGCAAGTGGTGAGAAGTACTTAACCAAGTTATCAGTTTGAGTATCAGTGTTAGTTAAACCAACAACGTCTGATCTATGTGGTCCAACAGTTGCCACGCAATCTTTTCTAAGATTAGCAATAGAAATTATAGAATTTGCTTTTGCTTGTGACTCTGCCTGTGTATCGCAGCCTGGTCCCATGATTAGGAAGTCTACTGCGGTTTCGTCTTTATTATTGAACTTATTGTATGCAGTTATTTGATCTGCAAGGTCTGCCTTCATTCCACCAGTAGCAGAATAATCAACACCACCAGCAAATGTATAAGTTACATTGCCTAATGCACTGTACTTAATACCTTGAGCATTTTGTCCCCAAACACCTGCACCAGTTGTAACTGGAGTATACCCAGAAGAGAATCCAGTTGCTAATGGAGTTGTACCCCAATAAGAATCTGCAGCAGCAGATGGGTTCTTACCTGCATAGATGTTTGATGAATAATCTGCTAAGAACTGGTTGTACCAGATCTTTTGTGGAGCATTTACAGAAGAAACTGCGTCTTTTGCCTTTGAGATGCTTATGTGCTTCTCAAGAAGATTGCCTTTTATTCCACTAATTGTTCCTTTGTCATCAACTACAACAACGTGTAGACCATCACCTTTACCTTGTCTATCTGTTACGTAGACGTTAGATGTTGGTTTTGGAGCAATTTGCTTCCAAAAAATTGTTGAGTTTGTTAAACCTAATGTTTGCTGATTGTACCAGTCAACAGAAGCACTAATAGTTGCTGTTGTTCCAACAAGAGCACCTGCAGCATTGATAACACTAAGTGTATTAAATCCAGCACCAGTTGTTAATGATGCATAGGTTGTTCCCTCTGCATAATCGATTGCTGTTTCTGTACCGTCAGTAGCAACTCTTGATGTAAGTTTGACATCAACTTTCTTTGTACCAGCATCAATACCAGTAATAATACCTTTAATATGTCCACTAAATGCGGATGTAGTTCCTGTACCAGGAATTACTGTATTATTTGGAACTGAAACTGAAACACCTTGTCCAACAGTAGAACCTGTTGGTATTGCACTTAGTGTTACAGTTTGATCTGCTGCGTCATCAATGAAACAAACTTTTAATCCGTCTGCCCATGTACCTGAGTTTTTCGCTGCATATGTAAAACTATTGTCTGTATCCTGATGATTATTTGTATAATCGTCATAGTTGTCAATTCTTGCTGCACCAGTCATAGTAGCACTGGCAGCATTAGAACCAGCATTAGCATTTGCAAGTGTAGAACCTGCTGCTCTGGTTACTTTTAAAACTCCACCATATGAAAGGTAGGATGCTGCACTCATCCAGTACTCATATTGAGCATCTGTTGAGATGGGCTTACCAAATACATTGATAAGATCTTGTTCTGTGGTTATATCAATTGGGTCATTTACTGGTCCAATTGGGAATGGTCCCGCAATTGCACCGATGTTGTCCAATACATTATCAGCTCTTCCTACTGTTAAGTCAACCTCCCTTACCAGTACTCCAGGAGATAATTGAGGAGTAGCCATGCTTTTTGTTCTCCGATTCTCAGTTAATCTGAAAATATTTATTCAAAGGAACATTTTCGTGTGCTATGAACAATGCATGAACATTTACCTGTATTCCCACATGAATGACCTATCCCCATACTCATCTGCTTTTTTCCAGTGATCTCCATCTGCATCAACAAAACTATCTTCATCTAATCCATCAGACATAAACCCAAATGGAGCCATATCTTGTTCAATCTGATTCTTTTGTTCTTCGTATAATCTTTTTCTTACGTCCTGATCTGTAAGTTCTTTAAAGTAATCCTGAGCTACTAACCATGCATATATGACAAGACACATAGCAAGGTCATCATTACATCCTTCTTCTGCCTCAAATGAATTGTTTTTCTGAATGAATGTGGTCAATTCACTCATAATCTCATAATCAGTAAATAAGAGTTTATTCTCTTCTATCAATGTCTTTAAGTTAAGAGCACCAACCTTCTTGACGGTTTTTGACATCTTAACACCGAGTTGAGTCTTTTTACCTGAGAATCCCTGACCGACAACTTGCCCTGCTCTACCTCTCATAGAACACATAAGGAGATTTTCATACTCCATATCAAAGTTTAATATGGATGCAACCTGATCTCCAACATCATTTACTTCACATAAAACAAATGCATTATTATAATTTCTACCAACTTCCTCAATAATAGTTGGGAAAAGCATAGGTTTAATTTCATTATTTCTATACTTTGCTACTACTGCATGAGGAAACTCTGTAATATCAATGACTACAAATGCAGAATAATCCTTTGCTACTCCTCTTGCTACATCAACCGTTATAGCATATTCATGCCCTTTCTGTGGATCAACATATACATCTAATCCAGCACTTGTCTTTTCTGGTTGTTGATATACTAATGCTCTCAATTTACTAGGAGCAATCAATGTATCGACAGATCCTAAGAACTCACATTCAAACTCAACTCTAAACTGTTGATCTGATGTGTTTGCAATTGTTTGTGCTTTCCATTTATCATCCCTACCAGGCACTTCCGACCAGTGGACATCAGTCGGTACATATTCATTTTTACTTCTTTCCGCATCGTGCCACATACGGTAGAAGTGATTCATTCCGTGGGGGGTCGAGACAATAATGACTTTAGTACTTTTACCAGAAGTAATAGTAGGATAAACAGAGGCAAAAAACGAATCAGCAATATGATTTGGAACGAATGCAAACTCATCCAAAAACAAGATATTGAATGACATTCCTCGAACAGCTGAGGCAGATGTTGAAGCAGCCAAGATTTTGGAACCATTTTCTAACTCTAGTGAACCTCTATTCCATGCTAATACACCTTGCTGCATCCACTTAGGAACATTCTCATATGCAGTTTGTAGTCTGCCAAGAAGTTCCCTTGCGGTTGCTGCCTTGTTAGCAAGAATACCAATATTTACACTATCATTGAATAGTAGATAATGCAACAGATAAGATATAACAGTTGTAGACTTACCTGTCTGACGAGGCATCTTACAAATGTTGAATCTATTTCCATGAAAATTCTCAATTAACTTTTGCTGGAAGTCATAAGGTTCAAATGGCATCAAACCTTTATCAAGAGTAACGATCTTGACATGATTCTGTGCAAAGTAAACGGGGTCTTCCCTACATGCCATAAACTCAAGAATCTGTTCTTGAGTAAACTCTATAGTAGTATTTGCCCGTTTTAGATTGGGGTTACCTAAGTATATTTCGTCTCTTTTCATAATAAAAAATAATAATTACGTTCCTATTCGCAAGAACGGTTGACCAGGAACATAGTCTGTACGTTCATAGTTCCAAACCTTACAACCAGGATAAACCTTACTCACTTGTGTTATTACTTCTTTTTTAGATGGTTTTGATACTTGAGGGAAGAACATCTTAATCATATAGTTTCTTCCTCTCCATGCCAAATAAACATCTATAAGATTACCTATTTCAGTTGGTATTCTTGTAGACTCATCAAGTACACCTACTAATGGTTCTGGTTTAATAAGATCAATTGATTCAATCTCTGTTGGTTTATAGTCATTTCTCCAATCATCTACAAAAATATTATACCCTACATCAATATTATTCTCAACAAACCATCCTCTATTTACTTCCAATGCATAACGAATATTGCCTTCTGGATAGACAGGAGAAGATCTTAAAGGTTCTAATTGTTTAATACTTTCTATAACTCCTTCTTCAGTAACGAATGCAATATCAAGAGGAATAGTAGTATGTCTCATATGAAAAGAATGCTCACCATCCTCTGCAAATGCAAAAAGCATTCCAGTATCTTGTTCCAGACTTTCCCTAAACATCAAACCCAAATCAAATTCTGCTTGGGTATTAGGGATTTCTATTTTTAAAGGTAAGTTAATCTTCATGATCCTCCCCCATTAGAGCCGCCACCGTTCCCACCACCATTACTACTGCTGCTGCCATTACCACCGTCCACACCGCTATTACCATTAGTTGTGTTTCCATTAGTTTTAGTCTCTCCTTCTTCTGAGTCGTTTTCTAATCTTCCTCTCGCACCAACATAATATCCACGAGGAATAGGTTTACATTTTTTATCCGTGAAACACCAATATTTACCAGAAGGACAAGTTTTAAACTTGGTTTCTTCCATGAATTGTGAATAATTCTTCATAGTTCGTTGCCTAGCACTCTCGTCTTGCATGTTGACATACTTCTTAGAAGCATCTGTCATAGTATCTATATCCTGAAGGGTTAGTTTCTCTACAGGAAAGATATTAGACAATCTATAATTCAACCCATAGGGTGTTTGATAGTCCTGAGTTAATGTATCATCATCAATAGGAAACAGATACTTATCAAATTTAGCAACACCACCAGAAACGTTGGTGGGTTGTTCTTTAAGAAAGTCTCTGAATTTCTTCATTGATTTTGCTGTTTGATTAACTTAGCTAAGTCTGAAGTAGACCCAACAAACAATGCATTATTAGTAACATTGGTTGTTTTAGTCTTCTCTTCTTCAACATCCTTCAGTTTCTTCTGAAGATCCATTAACTTATCAGTTGCATCAGATACACTCTTAATCAACTGACCAGCAACTTCATATGCTCTTGGTTGCTCAGTTTCTTGAGCAAGTTCGAGAATACCATCAATTGCTTCTTGACCTTTTTCGATAATACTATAAAGATTACCTCTTGTATAGTCATAATCTTTCTCAACATCATTCTTAGTCAACCTATCTGGTTTTTCTTTAACCACAGGTTTAGGTTCTTCTGAAACCACTTCAGGAGTGATGTTAAATGCTTTATCTAATTGTTTCATTAGAATGTATTCCCGTCGAATCCGAAGTCGTCACCTTCTTCGATAAGAACGCTATCTGCCTCAGTAATAGACTTAATAGCATCTCCTCTTAAGTGACCAACTGCAGTTGTACTATCTTGTCCTCTTTCTATTGTTATATCATTACCATCCTTAGACTTAATCCATATCTCTTCACCACCAAGATCTGCATATAACTTACCACTTGATGGGATAGTTATCTTAGAAGAATCCTCAACAGTAATCATCGTATCTGTTAGAGAAATATCATTTGCAAGGTTTGCTATGATAGCAACATCACCTGTATAGTTCTTAACTGCTCTTGGTTTTACAGAGTAAGTAACATCTCTTGCTGCTGTACCTCTCTTCTCTCCAGATAGATATGTAACAGTAGACTTCTTGATGATATCCTTGGTAGCAGATGTAACAGGACCAAACATATAAGTCTTAGCAGTAAATCTTAAAGTATAAAGAAGTACTCTTCTCTGAGTAAAGTCTCCTTCATAATCATCCTGCATTGTAATATTTTCTAATATAATCGGAACATCTCTCTTTTCGTTAATAGCACCAACCAAATTTACTGATACGTTATATGCTGGTTGGAAATAAGGTAATATTTGTTCTGTAATCTGTAATGCATCATCATTCAACTTACACATAATAGCAAGTTCAAATTGCATATTATATGGTACAGGCATAAAAACTTTAGTTGTTTCTTTACCATCAGTCGGATCTTTTACAGTATATCTTTGTGTCGTTGTAACCTTTCTAGCAGGATCATATGTAAGACCTGTAAACTCAAATGACATTCTAGGTAATGTCATTGCAGTGGACTTATTGAGATCTGGTGATTGTTCTAATCTTGCCAAGAATTTTTGAGTAGGACCGTATGCCAATGGCACTTTGATACTAGAATTTTCTTGCTTAACGGTTATCCCATTAAACAAAGTACCAAAGGAAATAATAGTCCTCCTAAGAATTTCGTTATAAAAATACTCAAACATTGTTATAGTCCTGGTATATTATTTAGGGAATACCGAATGGATTGGTTTCTGAGAAGTCTAAAATCTTATCTGCTTCCGTTTCTATATCGAAATTATCTGCAAATTCATCACTATCTGGCATATCATCTGCCCTCCTTAATGCATGAGATGCACCTGATATTGCTCCAACAATCTTCTCTCCAATAGAGAATGTTCCACTAACTGAAGCAACTTCCAATTCGTTCTTAACAGTATTCCAAGATCTTACTCTTCCAGTAGCACCACTGACAGCACCTGTTACCATTTCATTGAAGTTATAGTCACCAGTAGAATCTAATGATGGATCACCAATAGTAATATTTGGTGCTAATGTATATCCTGCACCAGCATTAGTTATATTGATAGCGATTAGACTTCCTGCAGCATTTAGCACACCAACACCTGTAGCAGTGGTTCCTACGCCTATAGGAGCACTAAAGGTGATTGTAGGTGCTGTAGTGAACCCTGAACCGCCTGTAGTAAGTGTAACTACTCCAACAGTCCCATCTCCAATATATGCTGTTCCAGCAGCACCTGTACCACTAGTGCTAGTGATAGCAATACCTGGAGCAGTAGTATATCCAAAACCTGGATTAACTATATCTACTCTCTGTACTGATTTCTGATTAGCATTTACATTCAAGTTGCATACTTGTATACCACCAATCATTGCTGCAGTTAATATACCTGTTATTCCTCCACTAGGTGCAGATGATAATCCAACAACAGGTGTGTCAAGATACCCACCTCCCCTATTAGATAGAGTGATGTATGTGATACCACCTGTAGGTATAACTCCTGTAAATGCAGATGCAGTTGCACCTGTTCCCACTAATGAAAGTGTTTGTGTTACTCCAAGTATTGTAGAAATACCATCTTCCGATTCACCATCTGCTAGATTATCTCCAACTAATTCATTATCAATCTCCTCAACACCAGTTGCAATAATCTCATCCTCGTAACGGAAGAGTTCACAACGCAGTTCATAAACATAAGTGTTCTGTAACTGATAGAATGGTTTTTCATGCTCTACAAACTTAATCTCAAATAATCTATCTCCCAATGGGAAGTAAATTAGATCCCCTTCTTTAGGTCTAGTTGTGAGTTTTACATTCTCCTCTCCTTTCATCAATGGAGAAATATAAGTCTCAAATCTTTCCTTTGATATAATCAGAGTTACTTCATTGGTCTGTTGGATACCAAACTTAGATAGTAAAACTGGGTTATCTCCATATCCATCAAAGTTATCAATATATGCTTCTATAGGATATGCATCATCAAATTTGGAATTAACAACTTCTTTAATAACACTTTTTTCTCCCATATATTTTCTAGGAAGATAATGTATGTCAACACCATACATCTTCAACTGTTCGTTGATTATATCCTGTATCAGATTTTGCTCTGATTTAGCTCCTTGTTGGAAGTATGGATTAAGCACTATATTAACCTACCATGTCTAATGGTGGTAATTCGTATGTATTGGACATCTGTTCTCTGATGTTATCAAGCTCTTTCTGAGCATCATCATAGATTTGCCGTCCATTCAACTCTACCCCACCAGGTAATTTAACTCCTTGGAACTTAAGTAAATTTTGACCCCATTGACGTTTCACTAATTGAGTCAAGTATCTTTTTAGGAATGAATCATTCCAAACTCGTACATAATCATTTGGATTTGCTGCTCTATAACAATCCATAACAATATAATCACCCACTCCAACATTACTCCAATCAACATCCATATACAATCTATCCATTCTTTGATTAAATCTTATCTGTTTCTGTGTTGTTAATAAGAAATCAATGTCTGACAAATATGTCTTTGTCATTGCATAAGTTAATAATTCTGTTGCACCCCAATAGTAAATATCATTTAAAAACATCTGATACTTAATACTGAACATACCACTTGACATGGCATTTGTTCCATCGTAGTGGAATATCTTAGTAACACCAATAATCTCTGGTGGAACTTGTAAATAATTACTATTTTCTTCCCAATCAAACTGCATTGCAGCACCGTCAATAGTTGCGGTTGCTGTAGTTGTTGTTATACCTGCTGTTGGATCATTGATTCCTCCTCTTGCTCTTCCCCTATCAACATCATTCTGTGTTAATTTGTATTTTAAAAATGATTGTGATACACCATCAAAATGCCTTTCCTGAAAATACTGAACAGCATCATCAACCAAGTCATTGACTTGTTCATCAGCAACGTTAATCTCCAATACAGGAGCACCAAGTTGCCTCTTGCAATAATCTATTAGTTGTTGTCTACTTGCTGGTTGTGCCATTTACACAGATGCTCCTTATATAATATTTAGGGTGTAGAAGAAATACCTGCATAAACCAGGATATTTCCATTGACTAACTTACTAATAGTACTCCCAGTTTTCACATTTACATCATAAACATGCCTACCTTCTGATAATGTTCTGGTATCTTCTTCAGACATTGAGATCTTTATTTTACCTCCCAATGCACTGGTAACACCAACGGTGAATGTCCCAACAGCACCGAACGTTGCACCCACTGCGACGCTCTTTGCCATTTGAGAAGTTCCAGTATATCCAGTAAAATCAAAAGCAGTATTACTAGTATCAACAACAGTGAATGTTGTTTCAAAACTAGAACCAGTAGTTATTACTAGATTTGCTGCTGCAGGAACACCTGCGTCAGTATTAAAGGTTATATTCTTATTTGACATTGATGACTATCTCCTTTAATAGTGATTTAATTTCGTTAATTTCACTTTTTAAATCTGACAAATTCTTTTCAATAACATCAACTCTTTCATCTTTTTCGACACCAACACTACGCCTAGCGATGTATTTGTCATACTCTAAGGTATTTGTGTTGATGATAGCATTGCTATTAGGATCTCTAGAGAGATCCGCATGTCCTTTTACTTTAAACATTATGCTAAAGCGATGACCCTTAGATTAGATAATCTAGGTGCATGAACTTGACTGGTAGATGTTAATACAAACTTAAGTCTGTATGATCTGAATGAAGGTAAGTTGTCAATAGTAAACGAATAAGAACTGAACTCAGATTCATCTGGAGTAAAGTTGTATTCATTTTGACTAGGAATTAAAGTATCAGATCTACCATCACTCTTCTCTTTATCAATAATCTGACCTGAACCACTTAGGTTGTTATAACCAGGGAAAGGTGTAAAGATAGGAGTAAATCCTTCTTTTTCACTAATAGCATAGAATGCTCTTATGTCAGAGAAGTTATTAAGATAACCATCAACAATAACTTTCAAGGAAGTAGCAGAATTAGTCATTGCAACTTCTTTAGAGATATATTTAAATGCAGATGGATCACTTCCTAAAGTATTTACTCTAAAGTCATTTGCAAAATCACTAATAGCATTATTGATTCTATTAGAAGTCGTAACTAAACTCATTCTTTGGGTATCAATAATTGGACTTACTCTACTATCAACAGTATTAAGAGTTAGTTTCATATTAACTGATTTGTTACCCTCAACTACAGTATTCAATTTAGCATCTTCATTTATTTTGGATGCAATCAATCTAGGAGTATCTAAGTAATTTGCCTCATTCAATGTTACTGGTTCTACACCAAAGTTAACCCAAGGAGTCTCAGTACCATCAATACTCTGACCAGTAACTGTTCTAATTGTAGACTTAATAGCAGTTCCTTCAGGTGTCACGTTTTGAACCATTGGAGTAACAATTTCAAATGGTATGTTCTGTGTAGCGAATGACTCCCATCCACCAGCAGATTGATTTCTGTCAAGGTATAGAGCACGATAACCATTGTTATCACTTCTATCATCATTATCTACATTAAACTTCTCAGACATATCAAGTTTAATATGATATGAATCAAAAGTAATAGGATCTGATTTAGTTACATCAGATAAATTATGTGTCTTGTTAATTCTATGTAAATTAACTCCACCAAGTTCATACTTATAAATTTCTGTTCCTGTTGAATAGTTCTGCTTAACTACATTAGATCCTCTAGCAATAAATCCACCTATTACATTACCAGTAACATTAGTATATTCAATAACTTCATCTCCAATTTTTGCATATCCTCTATTAGTCGTTCCAACTCCAACTCCTTCAAAGGTTGAGAATATAGTTCCATCTTCTACTGATATACCATCTGTAGAATCAACTACATATGCTGCTGTTAATCTACTTGGTTTAATATCAGACGTTACATTGCTGATACCTACCAAGTTATTTTGGAAGTACATTCCATGATTTCTATGATTAACTTTAACATGTAAACCATCTTCACCAATATCAAGAGCATCGATTTGAACATCTCCACCATTGAAATCATTAAATCCTGTAGTAATTCCATTACTACGTGTAACCATAACAGTATTACCTGCACCAGTTACGAAGTCTCCTTGAACACCATCAACAATTAACTGACTAGCAGCACCAATAGTAGTGATAGTTGCTCTAAAGTTTCTACCAGCTCCTTGTGTTCCTAGAGAACTAATACCAATTACATCACCTACCACATAACCATTTCCACCTAAAGCACCAGCACCATTTATTGTAACAGCAGTTACAGCACCAGAATTTACAGTAACAACTGCTTTAGCACCCTTACCTTGTCCAGTAATAGTTTCTAGTGAAATGTTACTATAATTTAAAGCAGAACCACTAAGTGGTGTATATCCAATACCAGCATTTGTTATCTGTAAAGCAGTAGCACTTCCTGCTGATCCAACATAGTTACCAGTTGCCTGAGATCCTTGTTGAGATATTGTATTTCCAAATTCAATAGTAGCATCTGCAGTAGTTGTACCAAGACCAACTCTTATCTGTCTAGATTTGAGTGATAATGAATCTGGTTGCAATCTTGCAATTTGATCATTTCCTTTTCCAAGAGTAGGACTGTAAATATCAACTGATCCAGACTCTACGAAATCTGCTCTGTAAAGAGTAAATTTAAGATCTTCCCATTGACTTGGTTCCCATGTAGAAGCATTTTGAGACTTAAACAGAGATCCTAGATAAGGTTGCTGTGAAACGAATGTTTTTGTAACTAGATCTTCTTCACCAACTCTAGAAATAAATACGCTATATTTTGTAGAGTTTGATAATAAACATGCTGCATACTCTACTCCACCTTCAAGATATAATGGTGACTTGAATTGGAATGAAGTTGCAACAGATCCATCATCAGACAGAACAACATCTTCTGGATTTAAAGATATCTCTGAGAAAGGAATAACCTTTTGTGTTGGATATCCATTGGTCGTTGACCTAATTTGTAAGGTAACGGGAACACCCATATCATCCTTACTCTTAAAGAAGCAATCAAATCTGGTTAAGTAAATACCAGTTTCATCTTCAACTATGAAAGATTCTGCAAGAGGATCACTATTATTATTCCATGCAAGAGTTCTTTCTGTTGTATTACTACCGATAGCACGAGTACCTACTACTTGAGCAGTACCAATTGCTGTCCTAGTTACTCTATCTTCTTGCTGTCTTCTATGCTCTATTCTTGCATTTCTAACAGAAATAATAGTTTCCTGAACAGTATTAACAAATCCTCTAGCAATATAATCTTCTTCACCTCTTGTATCTGCACCTTTAGCTGAGTTACTTGGATTGTCTATTAGACTAAAGACCTTAGTTCCAACCTCAAATTTTGGATGATTTGTTTCACTTGGATTTGGAATAAAGTAACTTCCTTGTAGAATACCATGTCTATCAGGAATCAATCTAACATTAGTAATTGTTGCTTGTGCTCCACTGCTTTGACCACGAAGAACCATTCCACTTTCTATCCAACCAGAGTAATCTCCTTGTGGTTCATTTGATAATGAATATAAGTCAATATTGAGTATAGTCGATGCTCCAGTATATGAAGAGGATAAAGTACCATCATTATATGGATTTGTTCCATATACTTCAGTAGGAGAACTGAATACACCTTCTCTATGATTTGCTGAAGCAACTCTGAAAGATATTGATGGAGTAGTTGTACTTGGCCAAGTTCCTGAAGATCCTGATCTAAGTGATTCTCCAATAACATTTTCACCAACTTGGAATACCCCAGATGACATACTAATTTCTAGTAGTTTAGGGAATACATATCTATTAACATCCTGACCATCGAAGAATGCATACAACCTCTTCTTAGGTTTAAATCTCTTACCATCAACAGTAATATTTCTAGATCTTACTGCTGGTGAAAGTTCTCTACTTATCAGTCTTGTACCTTGTGAAGTATTGTTTATATCTTCAACAACAAGAGTTCTTACTCCACTTCTAGAAGAATCTGTGCGACTTATTTGCTGATTTAGTGTTTCTTCATTTACTGTTCTTCTTGTTCTTTGAACTAATCTACGTCCTTGCCATTGAGTAGTAACTCCTTCTACTCCTCCAGTTACTCTACGAGTGCTAACATCAGTTTCGGTTCCTGTCCATGTTGTCTGCCAAGAATTCCATACAGTAGGTGCAAATCCAGATTGAGGATCTACATTAAACCTCCTTTGAGCATTTGCCATAGTAGAAGCAAAGTTACCCTGTCTGTTAATAATTCTTGGTTCAATATTGACTGTATCAACCCATGTATCTCCAGCAGGTGTTAATTCAATACTTCCTTGCCAGAAAGGTACTAAGAAAGGAGTAACACTTTCAGTTCTTGTTCCGAAAGATTGTTTCAACCACTCAACTTCAGAATATCCTAAAGTTAAAGCATCACCAGTTTTCTTAACGTTAATACCACCAGCTTCTGCAAACGCTAGATCTTCATTAGGATCAACATTGGTCACAGGACCAAATATCATATCAACTGAAGCGGTAAAGTGCTTTGGTCTTAATTGCTTATTTGCTCTATCAATACTATTTTGGAATTCAATATTATCTTCTTGAGAATCGAATGAATTGAAATTGTCAACAAAGAAACCTGCCTTATACCTATTAGCACCATCTCTATCAGCAATAAACATATTATTGGTATTAGATTCCAATAATGAAAGTGCTGTATAGTATTCTAGATTGTTAATTCTATTTTCTAATTTCCTTATATCAGAATTCTTATATCCTTTATGTGTTAAGAAGTTAATTTTTACTTCTGATACATCATAAACATATGGAGGAAGAGTTGCTTGACATACTTCTAAAGAATCATCAACTCTGTTAGGAAAATCTGGTAGATCAGCAGGTTCTCCATAATTTATTTGGAATGTACCATCTTTATTCAAGAATATTCTATCAATTCTACCAAGATAATATGAGAATGATACTAGAAGTTGTTCATTAGATGCTAGAATATTTGGAGCAGTATTACCTGTTTGTGCAAATGTTCTACCATAAAATTCTAAAGGAGATCTAGTAGCAGCAGAAGTTACTGTATAATTATCAACTCTTGGTCTGATATCAATAATATCAGTGTTTCTATGACCGTCTATTGACTTAATTTCTTTAGAGAAGTTAAAGTTCTTATAAGAATCTACTGTAGTAATATCTCCAGTATCAGTGGAATTAAATGATGCTGTAGAGAAATATATTTTTATTTTTCTATCAGGTGCTTCATTTTCATCTTTTCTAGTTATAAATCCATAATCATAGAAAGTGGATTGTTGACCACTATTGTAAGTATAATTATCAGAAATATCAAAACTTGGATTTTCTAGTTTTTGAATAGATGAGTATATGTTTGACTCACTAGTTAATATTCTTTCACCTTCTTTAAATATTTCATCATTCCTATAAAGTAAGCAAATTTTTGAATCATCAACTATCTCAGCAACAATAGCAACTGCACCACTTGATTCTCCAGTAAAGATTTCTCCTAATAAGAAATCAGCAGTTGTAGTTGATGGGCTAGCAATATTAGTTAGAGTTAACTTAGGAGCAGATGGATCAGTTGTATCTGAAGATTCAAATACACCATATAGATTGATAATATCTGGATTATTAAGAGATATTAGATCATCCTGAACTCTTGTTCCATATGGATAAGTACCAAATGTTAATCCATCATTGGCAGTAGTTGCACCTATACCAGATTCAGCATTAGAAGACTTATCTACAACAATACTATTAACAGCATTTCTTATTTTTAATTTTGATTTTGGATTTTTCTTTTGTAATGTAGCAATTACTTGCTTTTCAGTACCATCTTCACTTGGATTAAATCCTTTAAACTTAAGAGCACTTCTACCATTATTGTCAGTATAAATCTCTATGTTATCTTCATTCAATTCATACTGTTGACCTGTACTACTAAAGTAACTATATCTTTCTGATTTAAATGGTAAGAAGAACTCACCCTCTGCACCTGTTGGGATAGTAGAAGAAGCAGTTTCTCCATTTGTCTGAGTAATATCAAATTTCTTACGTATAGTAATATATGCATCAGTAAGATCAATATCAGATATATGTTTTTTAGGTAATACGGTATAAAGACTATTATCAGCAGAATCTGTTAATGTAGAATTTATCTTTGCAAAATCTTGAGAAACTACATCAGTTGTAGGTAAAGCACCAGCAACACCAGGGTTAACTGTTACATTCTTAATGAGTAAATCATTTGTTGAAATAGCACCAGTAGCATTTGTGGCAAAATTAACAGAAGTAACAACACCAACTACTGGAGTATCTTGCTTATCTGGATTAGTAAATTGAACCAAATCTCCAGATTTAAAGAAATCATTAACTGGGAATTTTACAGGTAATGAAACTGTAGATAATCCAGTATGAATCTGTTCACTTCCTACTGTCTTAGGATCAGCATCCCAGAAGAATGATTTAGTAATACTAGCAATACCAACATTCAATACAGGTCTTTGTACTATATCCGCACTAAAAGTACTAAAACCAGTAGAAGAACCTCCTGTTACAAATAATCCTTTAACATCTGATACTCCATATGCAGTGATTCCTGTAGATATTCTACCGTTTGGTATTCCATTGAATATTAAAGATTCACTTGGTATAAAAGTACCTTCTGTTTCATAAAGATTAAGAGTAGATCCATCAGTAACACTATCTTTCAAAAATCCTGTTGCACCACTATTAGAACCTTTAACATAGGTTGGAGTGGAAAGTGTAACTGCTTGGTTAACACTTAATTCAGTTACTGTTTGTATATCATAGAGACTAACATCCCACTGAGATACACCAGAATAAGTTCCAGATACATACCCAGACTTTAGTTTAAAATCATATACTCTAGCAACACCAATTTCTTTACCATAGTTATATGTTGGATCTGCTCCTACAACAAAAGTTCTATCATCTCTTAAACTTACAGTATAAGTATTACCTAATCCAATTGCAGGTGTTCCATGTACGTTATTTAAAGTAAAGGTTGTTCCTGTATTATACTCAATAGGTTCATCCTTAATTTCTTTTGTAGTACGTGTTTTAGGAGCATCTAAGAAAACACTTTCTGGTATCTCAACATCATATCCACGGACATATGCCTTACCAGGAGACATCTTGTAGACTATCTTATCATCTGCAGCAGGTTGTCCACCATATGTAAACTCACCCTCTTTAAATATTCCATTGTTACCTAATCCATCATCTAGAGATTCTGCAACAACACTATCAAAATCCTTTACAGTAAAATCTCCATCAGTATCAAATATCTTTTCTGCTACAGTATCATCAAAAGCAGTTGCTCCAGATGAACCTGTTTTTGTTTTACTTCTAAGGTCACCATTTTTTACAGTTCCTAATTCTATGAAATTATTATCATCAAAATCATCTAATGACTTTTTAAATAGACTTGCAGTTATCTTTAATCTATCAGCACCAGGTGCACCATAGTTATTATATCCTTGTGAATTATCATTCAGCGATTCATCTAAATCTGCATTGACAATTTCTTCTACTATGTTTAGACCAATTCTATAATTAGGTGTATTTGAATACTGATCTAAAATTAAAGTCTCTTTATCTACAGTTATAAATTGCCCTCTAATAAAATAAACACCTTCATTTATCATGAAAGATGATCCAGTAGCTGCATTATTACTGGATAGAGTTAATCCAAAAGAAGTTCCTGAAGTAATAGTAGTATTACCTAATAATCCAGATACTAATGTAGTGTTGCAGAATAACTCTTCTCCATCATTAAATTGTTGAGTAGAATTATTAGTGGTATTAGCACCGATATAATTCACATATAAGGTTAAAGTATTTTCTTCAGAATCTGCAGGAAGCAATACCTTATCAACCGCAGCACTAACACCAGATACAAGTCCTGTAACTTGTGTTCCTACTAATTGCTCTGCAAATGCAGAAACAGGTACTCCTTGATAAGTATTATTTAATTTTACAGCGTAATAGGATCTACTATAAGAAATATTTCCAGGTATTACTTTCTGACCTTCTTTAAAGAAGTGTTGACCAAACTTCTCAACTTGGTTTTGAAGTATAGATTGTAGCGTTGTTAATTCTCTCGCCTGTACTGGATACCCAGGTTTAAATAAAACCTTATGGTAATCATTAGACGAATCAAAGTCATCAAAATATGGTGCTACATTTAAGTTAGTTTGCTGTGGCATAATACTTTATAATCCTTTAGAATTGCAAGATGACTTTAATATCTTCTTTTTGGTTTACAGATCTGTTTACAGATGGTCTGTTGTCAACGTAAATAATGTTTCCTGAATATCTTTTAACTTCAGGGGCAGAAATACCGTCGGTAAAATCTTGACCAAGATTATATGTCCTATTATTTATAGAGGTGCTGAAACCGCTAAAGGAGGAGTCTATCTGTAAATTTGATCCAGTTGATGGAGTTATTACCAGAGTACCACCAGTAGAAGGACTGCTAGTAAATTCTAGTTGTTCATAACCATATGGTGCATCTGTTACAGCAGAACCAACTGTATTAAATCCAACCCTATCCTGCCAATACTTTAACACTCCTGTTGTTTGATCGTAATTAACTACTCTACCAGCAGCAGTAAGACCTGTACCTATTGTTTGAATAAAGGTGGCATCTGGAGTGAATGTAGCAGAACTATATCCAATACCAGTCAATCTAATTGCATTCAATGCACTTGCTTTATCTAATGTTAAAGGGAGTGTGCTGTTAGGTGCAAGAGGATTCTCTACTACACCAATTCTAGCAAACTGGTTATTAGTAATGAAATCAGGGTTTTCTGTATCATTCTCTAGTCTTGAATACATTAAAATATTAAATGCACCAAGTTCACGATATATATCTGCACCATGACCACCTGATGGTGGAATAATAACATTAAATTCTGCAGGAGTAGTCGCAATAGGAACTCCACCTGCTGCTAAATCTAATGTACCGTAAGTATATCCAGAACCTTGACTAGATATCGTAACAGAATCTATTTTTAAATCATTATTGACAACAACTGTTGCTTCTGCACCATTTCCATCACCATTGATAGGAACTCTTGTATATGATGTTGATATTGCTCCAACATTAACACCAGCATTTTGAACAGTAACTATCTTAACAGAACCGTCAATTGCATTGTCTCTAACAGGAGCATTATCTGCAGAAGTACTCCATTCCTGTGGAACTGGAATAAAATCAGAAGTTTCAAATTTTATAATTTCATTCGGTTTAATAGTAAAAAGATATTTCCAAATATATCCATCATTACTAGTTCCTGCGGATCTTGGTTCTAAATCAGTAAATGTTGGTTGATCTAATGAAATTTGTCCATTTGGATAGTCTGGACTTGTGCCATTTTGTAGACACATATAGACTCGGTAATCATCATTTATAACATAATATGATGCATTATATAAATTAGTTGCCTTAGATATTGCCGATGTATTTGACCTACTATAGTCATGACGATACATGTCATATTTTGTACCAGACTTCCAAATTCTTTTGGTTACAACCTGTCTAATATCTGCATTGTTAATTTTCTTCATTGCAATCATAGTGTCATAATATGACCTCTCTTGATCGAATGAATCTTTTGGAGTAGGTGGATCAGTGTCCCAATTATTCTGAACATCAGACGGATTAGGTAGACCTATAAAAGAATAGTAAGAATTTTCGCTACTAGCTACACCAGCAACAAAATTCTTTGCGTTTAATATTCTAATCTGATCGGTTATAATTGCAGACATTTTGACCGAGTTTTTATTTATTTATTTAGGAAGTTATAACGATGTTACCACGCATAGAGGCATGGTATTGGCAGTTATACCAATAAGTACCTGGAGTGACACCTGCGGTATCCCAAACTACTACAGCATTTTGAGTGCCGTTATTAGTAAGTCCACTTGGAACTTCGGAAGGTGATGGTTGCCCAGTACCTTCCCTATTACTAATATAGAAAGGATGACCACTAGCAATTATGGTTAATTGCAACACATCTCCTGTCTTTATAGTAATCGTTGCATTATTTGCTTCTTGTACTGTTCCATTTCTATCATAACCTTCCTCTACGTGATACCAACCAGAACCACCATGTCCAATAGTAAAGTTCCACTGATAGGAATCAGGGAATTGTTCTGTCTTAGTTATTACCTTTCTTGGTCTTGGATATGTAAGACCTCCATCAGTAATTGTAATAGTTCCAACCATTCCACCATGATATTGGCAGATATAATAATAAGTTCCAGGAGAAGATGGAGTCCAAGTAACAGTTCCAGATTCAATACCATTGTTAGTTACACCATCTGCACCACTACCAGTACCAGTAGTATTTGCTGTCTTAATCCAGAATGGATGTCCAGTAACACTAACATTGAATGTTAATGTATCTCCAACTCTAGCTTGTACTGATACATTATTTCCACTAATATTTCCACTACCATCAGTTCCATTAAGTACATATGCAGATGCACCAGAATTAGTTACTCCAATAGTATAATTCTTAGCATTCTTAGTTCTATTCTTCCAATTTTCATGTGGATATACTATAGCAGAATCAGGTCGTTTTTTCTCAAAGTAAAGATATCTATTATTACTATTAGCTAGATCTTTGTAATTTTGCGACCACAACGTCATTTTTGATACATTGGTTGAAGGGAAAGTCCTTGCAGTTGATGGATCAGACCACCATAAAATACGAACAGCACCACCACCTCCTCTACAAGATTGGTAACCACCAGCTGTATATGTTCCTGCTCCACCACCATATAATCCACCAGCTCTACCATTTGGAGCACTTGCACTAACACTTGGAGTAGTACCACCAGAACCACCGCCACCACCTGCTTGACTATTACCACCAACACCATTAGTTCCTTCACCATATATTCCTACTCCACCACCACCAGCACCTTGAGCAACTCCAGTTGACCATCCACCGCCGCCACCGCCGCCACCTCCAGTACCATCTGCTCCCTGAGTGTTGCCATAATATCCACCCATTCCACCATTTCCTGAATATCCACCAGCACCACCGCCTCCACCATTATCATTCGTGTTACCACTACCACCATTACCACCACCATCTCCTACATAAGTTCCACCAGTTCCACCATTGGCAGTATTTCTTCCACCTTCACCATTAACAGTAGTCGAATTTATAAAATATGAATCTCCACCAGATAAATTGGCACTTCCTGCTCCAACTTCTACGGTATATGTCTGACCTGCTGTTACTGGGATATTATTTTTCCATCCCAATCCACCTCCACCAGCATTTCTATCCCCTCCACCAGCACCAATTACTACAGCAGACACCTGAGTTACGCCAGCAGGACACGTCCATGTATAGGTTCCTGCTGTTGTCCATTCTGCTTCACCATAACCTGCTGCAGAACCATCTGAAGAAACTTGATCTGCTTTTGCAAAATCTTTTATATGTTGTATTGCATCTTCCTGAGTCATATTTGGTTCTTGTTCTGCAAGACATGCAAGATATCCAGCAACTTGGGGACCAGACATACTAGTTCCATCAATATCTGCTAGTTTAAAATTAGCATCTCTTGGATCATTTACTAGAGTTCCATATCCTTCTGTAGATGCAGTAGTATCAAAAACGGAAGAAATGATATTTGACCCTGGAGCGAAGATATCAACTCTTGCACCTATATTACTAAAACTGGATTTATATTCATCTTTAACATCACCAACAGAACCTACACATATTGCATTAGCATCTGCACCTGGACTTGATCCTTTAGAATGATAATATGTTGATGCACCAATTTGATAATAATTGTTAAAATCAGAACCAGTAGGTAAATCACACATCCAATAAGAGTTACCAGCAGAACTGACAACAATAATACCGTCATTTATAGCATCTTGTACATCAGCCCCAACAGAACTAACTCTTACAGGAACTCTGTACAAGGTAGTATTATATGGACAAGGAACTCCATTTGCTTCTAATATAACTTTTCTTTCAGCATCTGTTCCACTTACTGACGTACTAGTTCCTCTATAAACAACATTCGTAATGCTATTAAGATCTGGACTACCTTGACTATAACCCCAACTGTGATTTGTTATGGTTGGATTTTTTCTTCCAGTTTTTGGATTAACACCCTTCCATTTATGAAATTCTCTTAGATAATCAAAAAGATAAACTGCAAAAGAAGAATATGATGTACCAGATCGATTATTAACTAGGTCTGTACTAAATGCTATATTATAAAGATTAGCGTCTCTTGCCCATCCTTGCGTATTACCTCCAGCAGTACCAGCAACGTGAGTTCCGTGATTACTTTGACCTGGATTACCATACCCAGTAGCACTGTAAGTATAAGTTTTTCCAGCAGCGTTACTATCACCTATATTAGCTGAATATTGAAACCAATCGATCTGATTCATTCTAGAACCAGTATTACTAAGAGGATTTACCCAAAACTCTGGGTGTTCATGATTTACATGACTATCTACGATTACAAGATCAACATTCTTTCCAGAAGAACCTGTTTGTATTGTATCATTGAGAACCATTTGCCCATCAACTCCCCAATTGGCAGTTTGGACACCATCAACAACTCTTTTTAATCCCCAGTTAAGATCACCACTAGAAAAAGTCGTGTTCTTTTGGAAATCACCACTTTGTGGACCCCAAAGAGGAGTTTCTTCTAAACCTCTTTCATTAGGTGCTAATTCTATATTGATTACATTTGGATGATCTTTTAATTTACTTACGTCTAATTCACTTAACTTATAGTGTGTATTTCTACTAACATTTCTTCTGGCAAGACATTCTACTTCCCTATCTGGACAATATCCATCACTTCCAGAAGTTTCCATCTCATCATAAAAATTTCCCAAATCGCCATGCTCTCTAACAGTGACGATATATTCTCTCTTTATATCACTGAGCATCTATCAAGCCTCCAACTGAACGATTGTTAGAGATACTGTAATGTTTGCTGTGGATGTCTCATTATTGCAAACCTTAACATATATTTTGTCTGATGGTGATACATCATTGTTCCATCCCATTATACCTGGACTCATTATGAACGTACTAACACCTGCTGTACTTGTATTAACTTCTGCAATTACACCAGAACCAGGTAGTGGGTCTGTTGTTACTTTTCGATCTGCGTCTGCTGTCATTGCTGCTTGATCAGTGTAAAGGACTACCCATGCAGCACTTGAAATACCTACTTTCTGCAACATCCAAGATTTCCTACCATCTAAGAACATAGTGTTTACAGTTGCACCAATACCAAGACCAGTTACTTGTTTGTTTATTGTTGCTCTTGTTGATAATCCAATACCAGAACTTGCAACACCTTCTAGATTTGATCCATCACCATAGAAAGAAGTACCAGTGATAGAACCAGAAGCACCTACATGCCCATTAACATCTATTCCTCCAGAAGTAGTTGTTAATCGTACATCATTCGCCTCATTTCCAGTATATCCATAATAAAGTTGTATATTTTGATCACTAGTATTTGTATTTTCTTTACACCTCAAATACCAGGAAGTTCCTCCTGCTGAATTACTAATATTGATATCTTTACCAGACATCAAATTAAGATCACTACTGTCTCCTGCTGATATTTGTAGGTTTTGGTGACGAGTACCGATTATTGCTGGACCACCTTGAGCCATGTATATCGAAAGGTTGCCAAAACTGGGACTATCTCCCCACCACGCTTTGGAAGATTCTCCCCCAACCACATTTGTTCTAAACCAAAGAACATTGTCTGATTTATCCCATTCTATGTTTCGCCCTTGACCTAAGAAAGTAACATCATCTGAAAGAGTTGTTATCCCACCCAAATAAGTAGGACCATTAACTGTTAATGCAATACCAGCAGAAGAACTAATAGTATTGATACCAACTATTTTCGATGTACTAATACCTGTAGCATCACCTGTCCATCTACCAGCACCACCTAGACCAGTAAGACTTGAACCATCACCAAAGTAAGTAACAACACCAGTACCAGCAGTTACGATACCAGCATGAATATAAACGTTTCCATGAACAACCGCATCTGACTTAACTGTTGCAATTCCTGTTATAGACGCACCACCACCAACTCTTATATCTCCACCATTTACATTAACTGATCCATTAAATGTTGCAATATTAACATCACCCGTACTTTCTCCAGCACCAACCTGCAATTTACCAGCAACTAACTGACTAGTTCCTGTAGAACCCAAATTAGTTCCATCGCCAAGATAGGTATAAACCTCATCAAAATTGGCATTCGATTTAGTACCAGCTTGATTCAGGGTATCACCAGTACCATCATTCGCACTTGTTCCTGTTGATATACCTAGTTTGGCCATCCTTATTCCCTAGTTTATAAAGTATTTAGACTATGTAATTGATTGATCTCAAAGGTTCAAATCTTCTTACGATAGAAGAAGTGTGAATACCTGTAGCAGATGTAGAAGTCTCTCCCACACCAATACCATTGCCACCATAGAATTTGTAACTGTTTTGTAATTTAGATTTGGTTTGTAACTTACCCCAACTATAATCACCAATTCCTATAGGAGTCTCGATAGTACCAACATAGGAATTACCAGACCCAACTACAGAGTTGTCCATAGTATATATCTCACTATCAAATGTGATTCCTGTAGAGTCAAAGGTAATTGTAGATAATCCAGTAATTCTAGAACCTACTCTTCTTACCATTGTTACTCCAACACCAGGAATATTAACTGTCTTATTCTCAACACTACCTACAACGTAGATGTTATTGACAAATTCAGTTCCTATTGCAACCACAGTATCATTAAGATCATATGATCTTATTAGAGTATGTGCTACACCAACTGTAGAGTTCTTAACAACAAAGAAATCACCTTGCTGTATCTGACTCAATGTAATAGCAGATCCTACTATGGATGCATCACGTAAATCAGAACCGTATGGAATATGGAAGTCAAATAACATAGTATCACTGTTAGCAATAGTTGTAGTACCAAATCCAACAATTACTCCAGAATCACCTGCGAACCAGTTAATTGGTTTTGTTTCTTCAGTTAATGTTGGTGGAGAAATAAGAACCTGTGGTATAGAAGTATATCCTTCACCATTGTAAGTAATAGAAACAGCAGAAATAGATCCTGTGTTGTTTACCGTTGCAGTAGCAAGAGCAGTAGATCCAATTCCAATAGGATTTTGAATAGAAACTGTAGGAGCAGTAGTATATCCTACACCACCATCAGTAACTGTAATTGAAATTATTCCATCACCAGAAACTGTTGCTGTAGCACTTGCACCAACTTGAGTTTCCATATCAACGAAAGTAACTTTCTTCTGGAATAGCAAGTATGGATCAACATTATTCTCATTCTTACCATCAAACAATGGTCTTAAGTTGTCAACATATATTTCAGTAGATCCAGCAGAAATTGCTTTAGTTATGTAAGCAGTTGGTGAAATAACTGGTTCATACAATTCTCTTGCCTTACCTACCTCAGTTTCATCAATAATCATATCAGCAGTTTGACGACACCAAGTAACTGGACGTAGTAAATTAGAATCACTAACGTTTCCTGGACCTGTATATGGATCTGTTTCAGCAGTGTCTATTGATAAGATGTTAGTAGCAATCCTTTCGTCTTCTTCTAGACTCCAATGCTGACCTCTTTCAACATCGTTATCAATTTCTAATGTGTCTCCACGTTTTACAGTATCAATTATGTTTCTAAAGACAACATCAACATCACCACTTCCCTTATAGAATAGGATCTTAGACGTATCACCTTTCTTAGGTGCTTCACCAAAGGTAATTACACTACCACCGTCAAATCTAAATCCTTTACCAGGAACCTGTAATATATCATTGACAAATACTAATAGTGTATCTTCAACATTGATATTAGATCCTTCTGAAGATTTAATAGCAATGAGGTTACCACCAACTTTTATTGGGAAGTTAATTCTATTAGCATCAAATAGATGATCAACATTGTCTAAGGTTTGTAACATACCCATAGACCAACCATTAAATTCGTCAGTGAATATATCTTGAACAGTAAGTTGGAATTCTTCAAAGTTAGATGTTGTTGGAATACCTAAAGTACCACCAGAGGAAACAGTCAATTTCTCACCAACACCATAGCGATATCCACTATTTTTAATAGAGAAGCTAATAATACTAGAACCTTGTCCGACAATAATATCAGCAGTAGCATATGTTCCAACACCTGCAGCAGCAGATCCACTGTAAACCAATGGAATATTAGAATACGAAAGTGGTTGGTCGATTACAACATCTAAGAATGGATCAACCTTACCACCTCTTGCATAGTTGTGATGTCTGGTTGATAATCCACTATTAACTTCAAATGTAGTACTATCAAGTACCTTAACAACCACACTACCGTCAATAGCAGGATCAGCACCACTAGGTGAAAGGTTCTTTGCTCTAGGAGCAACAATTGCTTGCTGAACTTTACCACCTGAACTATAGAATGTTGGTACTGTAGAAACTCCGATATTAACAGAAATAACAGTTGATCCAACACTAACTGCATTTGCTACAGTTCCACCAACATATGTGTGATTATAGTTACCACCACTCTTAACAGCACCAGCAGTTGCACTGATGAATGTATGTGGATAGTTATGACTAATAGGACCAGGATTTACTGGATCATTAACATTGATTAGAATAGTAGTTGTAGTAACTGATAGAATCTTTATCGAAGTATTGTATACGTAATCAGCACCACTACTAGTATTAGCACCAGATGCACGAGGATATGTTCTATTCTGTACCCCACCATTATTGCATGAGAAGTTTAATGAATTAGCAGCAAGTCTAATACTTGTACCTGCAGTTAGAGTATGGAGACCAATTGTTAGTTCCATTTCTCCTGATTCGGGATTATATGTTGCAGCACTCACATTATGAGCAACTTCTGGAGTTGTTCCAACATTTAATGTAATTGTACCAGCAGATTGATTAGAACTACTAATTTTAACAAACTTATCATGTATAGGATCAGTTAGTCTTGGATAAGGATGGTTAGTAGCATTACTATCCATCGCACAAGTGAATACTAATGAATTAGTTTTAATCTTGACCGAATCATCTATTTTTAATCCATGATTAGCACCAATTGTTAAAACTAAGTTACCATTAGATGGTATGTAAGTTGCATTAGTGACGTTATGTTGAACTAAAGTTCCAATACCGATAACATCTACACCATTGTAATTCTTATCTGGTTTTCTTGGATACTTATGTTGTGTAGCATTTCCATCCTTAGTACATGTGAATGTTAAGGACTCTTTTGCTATCTTAATGTTTCTACCAGCAACTAGTGAATGAGGTTCACTAAGAGTCATGGTCATAATACCAGTAGAAGCAGTATAATCTGCATTAGTTACACTGTAATTAACAGAAGTACTTAAACCAACATCTAATGTAATTGTATTGTTGGTTGTTGCAGCAACTGATACTGATGTCTGATAGATTGGATCAGTTCCTCTTGGATAAGTATGAGGACTTACATAATCATCCATTGAACAAGTGAATGTCAAACTATCATCTGAAATTCTGATAGATTCACCTGCTTTGGTTAGTCCATTAGCAGTTGCTGATACAAATGTATGTGGAGTTACGTTAGTAGAAGGAATTCTATCTACAACTCTAACAGTAAAGGTATTTGCTGTTACCTTACTGATTGGTAACCACTTATTACTTGCAGGATCTGGTTCTACAACACCATTACCTTTATGAACTGCTGCTCTTGGATATGAGTGGTTTGAATTATTACCATCTTGACCGCATGTGAATACTATAGCATTATCTGCAATCTTAATCTTATCACCATCTGACATGTTATGAGCAGATGCAGTTGTCATGGTCATGATACCAGATACACCATCATAAGTTACATTATTGACACTGAATGTAGATGATCCACGTAATGCATGATCTCCAATTGTCAATACTAACTTACCAGTAGATCCTAAGTAAGATGCATCAGTAACATCATACTTAACTAGAGGTGATTTACCTACAAGAAGTGTAATAGTATTCTGACTTGTTCCTACAATTGCAGTTGCTATTCCTGCTACTGGATCTGTTGCTCTTGGATATGAGTGGTTGGTTGTATTACCATCCTGCTTACATGTAAATGTTACTGCATTTGCATTAACTGTAGCAGTATCATCAACTGTATAAGGATGATTTGGAATAGTAAGTACTAATTCACCTTTTGCAGCATCATAAGTTGCGTCAATTGGTGTTGTGGTTCCTATTCCTGTTACACTAACTCCACCATCAACAGCACTTGCAAATGTATGATTATAATCACCGCCAGTAACTACCGCACCAGTTGATGCACTAACGAATCTATGTGTGTGATCTCCACCAGTTAATAACGCATCAGCAGATGTTCCTCCAGCCCAAGTATGTGTATATTGATCTGAAGGACCAGCAGCACCAACATCAACTGTTATTTTGCCATTATTGTAAACTAATCCATTTTGAAGTGCAGAATGGAATGCATGAATAGTAGTATTTGATGAAGGTCTTTGAGTGAAATCTAAAACATTAACTTTGAATGTATTGACTGTTACATCATAAACTTTCAACCATCTATCAATTGAATGATCACCTTTTCTTGGATATGCATGAACTGTTTCATAATTATCCTTATCACATGTAAATGATATTGAATCTTCTAGTAGTTTAACAAATTTTCCATTACCAAATCCATGATTGTTGATAGTGATAGTCATCACACCTTCATATGGATCATAAACAGCATTAGTTACTGTATAATGTGCTCCATCATCTAGGATATTGATTGGTCTATCATATGCAATATCTTTTCCTCTTGGATATACGTGTGTTGTAGCACCATTATCCAATCCACATGTCATTGCAAGTCCAGTAAATATAACTTGCTTATCGCTTCCAATTCCATGAGAAGTGGAAGTCATTACAGTCATTATACCAGATACATTGTCATATTGTGCATCATATATGCTAACAGCAGGAGCATAATCACAAGTGAATGCTATTCCAGAAAGAATAACCATTTCAGTTTCTGACAACCCGTGAGGATTGATTGTGGTTATTGTAGTAATACCATTAGTTCTTGTATAATCTACATGCTGAATCTCACTTGGTGCATTGAATACTTGAGGATTAGTAACAGCGATTCCTGTAACATGTCCACCAGATACTGATGCAGTACCAATATCAACAACTTTACTTGTAATGTTAGGTGTTGTTCTAACTCCTACATTAACAACTGTCTGAACTCCAGATCTATATCCAGATCCACTATTACCAACACTAACTGAACCAATTGTTCCTGCAATAGAAACATTAGGGGATCCACCAGCATCAACTAATGGTTGATATCCTAAACCTTCTTCAGATCCAACGGAAACAATTACACCACCTCTTGGGAAAGAAGAAATACCAACATCATTAGTAATTGTTCTTGCAGTACCAACAAAAGTAACAGATGTAATACCAGCACTCTGCTCTAAGAAGTAATCACCAACTAATCCTGGTTCTTGGAAGATGTCGTTAATTAAAACAACTGCATTATCTTGTTCAACACCAGTAAAGTTACCGCCTTCTGTTTTTAATGTAAATGTGCTGTTAATCGCATCAAATTCAGAAGAAATGTCATCAAAGATATAGTTGTTGCTATAAGCTTCTGTTGATGTATCGGGAATACCTGAACGCATAAAGGATCTTCCTTGGAAACTTGATCCAGTCTCGATACCTACCCAATCTCTCTCATCAGGTTCATTTGTTGTAGAACTGAATGGTACATTACCATAAGGTGCTTCTACAAAGTTAAGAACGTTATCAACAATATTATAATTACCTTGAACTTTAGTAACTAATGCACTAGTTGCAGCATATCCAACTTTAGTACCTAACCAAGGTCTACGTACTCTTATTCCATTAGCGGTTCCAATACCAACTCCTTCAACCTTCATTATCTCATCACCAATCTTAATCAAATCTCCACCAAATATAGAAGTAATACTTCCAACTTGTACTAAGTTGTCTGTAGTGAATAATTGTTGATCTAGATGAGTTGTTAGTGCTGTAGATACAACTGGAGACTGAATAATATTATCAAGAGCAACAATAACCTTTGTATTCTGTCTATCGGCAACAAATCTCATTGTTGTACCAATACCAACACTAGAAATGTCTAGGATTTCAGGTGTTCCTAATAATGCATCTTCTGCAGATCCTGCAAGTTTAATCTTCTCCTCATCAACTTTAACAGCATAAACTGTACGAGGAAGTTTGTCAGTCTGACCAATACCTGAAATAGTTGTAGTAACAATACCAATATTAGTGCTACTTCCTAATCCTATTGGTTCGTATGTAAGTTTTTCACCAGTAACAAAGTAATGGTTTGGTAACTTAATTGTATTATCTAAAATACTAATAATTTCAGTATCACTTCCATCAAATTCTCTATCAAAAATAGGATAGTTGTTATGTGTTAAATTAAATGCTCTCTTAATATCACTATGAGTACCTTCATAAGTACCAGATTCAGATTGAATTAGTGCATTATCAAAAGTAATTTGATCTTGTAAATCATCCTGAACCTTAAGGGCATTCATGAAATATGTTACTCTCGATGCTTTATTAGCAGGAGCAGTAAATGTTACTTCTACAAATGAAGTTCCGCCTGGATTCTTAACAAGTTCATAACCAAATGTACCTAATCCAGCAACATTATTATGACTTAGAACTCCCCATTCTGCTTCGTATACTTCACCAGTTTGTAATCCTTCATTATAATCATCAATAATCATATGTTCACTGAAGTATCTTATGGCACTAGCAGTACCTTGAGCACCAGTTTCAACAAATGCTATGAAGTATGCACCATCAAAACCATCAGTAGTTGCATCCAATTGAGTTGGATACCTCATAATCACTTGTGGAGTTGGCATACCTGATGCAGATATCTGAACTGCATCGCTCTCTAAACGAGCATGTTTCATATTAACTTGTGTTCCAAAACCAACAAGACTTTCATTAAGTTCCTTATAGATGCAGTTAATTACTGTAAGTACTCTAAAGAACTGCTGCCCTGTTCCTGAAGTTGTAAGATCTATTGCAATATTTTCTTTTGCATTTTCTTCAGTTGTTGCTAATTGAATAATATCCGCACTTACATTGATAACATAATAAGTTGTACCGTCAGTAAGACCACCAATCGGTAATGCACCTTCTGTATACTTTAATCCAGATCCAGTTGATAACTTATGATTTACCATAGTAATGGTGTCATCAGTATCATTAACCTCAGAAGGTTCTACTGTAAATAATCTATTAGTTGCAGGATATGGAATAAAATCAATCTTAACTTTAACACCGTCATTATAAGCATGATATGTTCCCATACCAGCACTAGCAACTTCCCCAACATCAGTGGTTATCTGAGGATATTCTATTATATCAATTTTACCAAATGCATCAACTATGAAATTGAGTTCATCCATTTCATATTCATTACTCGATCCTGTAATTTCTACAAGAACCTTTCCACCCAGAGTATAATTAGCATGAAACTCAGCAATAGTAGTAGTTCCACCAGAAATATCAAAACTACCAGTATTGATAGTAGTACTACCGATAGTTGTTGTACCAATTCCTGCTAAATTATCATCGATATTGTAAGATAAGCATGTAATATCAAAATCATTTACAGTACTTCTTGTTGGATAGAATAATAACTGTCCATCAGTTCCTTGTACTGTGAAATCAAATGTTCCAAGATCATATTCAGTTTCTACTCTTGCATATTGACTGATATAAGCATTGTAGTTGTCGTTGATAATATCAACAATCATAATCTGTCTTTCACCAAGATATCTCTTATCTCTAACGTAAGTAATGTACTTCTGAGCTCTTACATCTGCTAATGTAAAGTTACTTACTACACTGAATGGAGTAGGTCTAGGATTACTGTTGAATGTTGGACTTATATCATCAATAGAAAGAACCCTGTTACCAATAGACTCAAAATAGTCAGTAAGTGTCTTACTTGTAAATCTTATTTCGTTTGATAGAGTGTTATTACCAATCTGTAATGCATTTTCACTAACCAAATCAAAGTCAGCAACACAATTAAGATTACCTACACCAATATTCTCAGATACAACATCAGAGAATGTTAAAGAAGTAGTAACACCAACTACCATAGATGCAGGTACATGGTTTTCAACACCTGTACCACCACCTTTGATATAATAACCAGAACCACCTTCAGGAAGTGAAGAATCGGAAACTAAATCATAATCAGAGTATTTCTTAAATCCTAGAGTATGGTTTAAGGTAGATACAACATCTTGCCAAGTATCATATGCAATTCTAGACTTAAGTGCATATGAGAAGTTTTGATAATAGAGACTATCTTGTATTCTTTGCTGATTATCATCTAAGAAACCAGAATTTGTTTCCCATCCACTAGATACCTTCGATGATACATCTAATACCATATTAGAATCAAAGGTTTTTATAGAAGAAGTTATTCCACTAGCTGCAGAAGATGATCCAATAATTTGCTCATTAACTATAAAGTTATCATTAGAAATAACTTTTAATTCACCAGTAACTGGATTCCAAGATTGCACAACACCAGTTGCACTATTAGATACTATAGTTTCTTTTGTAGCAAAAATATTATTTTTTAAAGAAATATCAAATATTGGGAAATCTCTTTCAGGTATTACTCTACCAACAGAATTAACTACATCATATTCACCAGGTTGTTCACCAGATGGTAAATATCCATCAAGATTGTAGAATATAGAACCAATACCACCAAGATTAGGAGTTGTCTTACTAACAACAAACATCTTATACTCATATTCTGATGAATTGAATCCAAATCCAGTGGAACCAACTCCAACACTAACGTTTTCAACTAAGAACTTATCACCAATACTTAATGGGAATTCTTGACTGAATCCAGTGTTAAATCCAATTACTACTTCTTTAGTTGCTGTAGTAAATCCTATCGTAGCAATACCAATTCCATTAGTATTATTAACTGGTAAAATTGTAGGAATAATAGAATTTAAATTCTCCTTATTCTTGATTATTGATACTTGATCATCACCTAACTTATACTTTATCTCAATACCATCAATTCTCTTCTTAGTTCTTCCATCAAAGACAAGTAAAGTCGGTGCTTTAATGTATCCACGACCTGCAGATGAAATACCAACAGAATCTAATCTAGAAAGAGCATCTAAGGTTAATACTTGAGGTAAATTTGTAGTTGGTCTTAATGTTGGGTCTGAAGGGAAATCAAATCCAATATCATTGATTTTAGTATTTTTGATACATCCAACTGAAGTACTAAAAGGTTTAACAATTGCATCTTTACCAGTAAATGAAGCAACAGAAGTAATACCTGGTAATGAGTAGTAATTTGCCCCACCATTTACAATACTGATACTGCAAATAGAACCATTAGCACTTCTTGATGATGTTTTATAACTTAATGCTGGATTTCCATTCTTATATGAAGTAGATTCAGGTAATTGAGCAACAGTAAAGTCGAATTTATTAGTATCACCAATAGCAACTATTCTACTTCCACTAAATTCACTTTCAGTAACTGCTATTTTATTATTATCAAATACTTCAGTATCAAAAGCAACTTGTTCTTTAACTGGAGGAAGATCAGTTTCATATAACGGAGATAAGTTATAGAAAAGTGAATCGGGAGCATGTCTGTCTATTGTTATACTAACAGTAGCAGTAGAATTTATACCAGCAAGACCATTTCTAACAATATCACTAACTCTATTGTTCCAAGGTTCTGTAAAGTTAGTATCAGTATAGAAATCAAGTTCAAATGCTGAGTATGGTTGTGAATCTCTTATAAATGCTAAACTAGCATCACCTACATTAAATACAACTGTAGAATCTTTAAACGCAGAAATTGGTGGGTTTACTGGTCCCAAGTTTCCATCAGAAGCACTAGTAATATTAGCAAAATTGGGTTTAAATTGTTCAGTTTCCCAAAGAGTTGTACATAATTTAATAATATTATGATCTTGAACATAGATGTAATATATTCTATTATTTTGCAATCCACCAGAAGGTGAAATAGCAGTATAAACAACCTTTTGACCAGTTACAAGTCCATGATTGTCTATTCTAATTGAATCATTTGCTATATCAACATTAACCTCTGTAAATGATAATTCGTTAAGAATTAGTTTTCTATTAAAATCATTATATTTGACAACATATGTTGAAGCAACACCAGGATTTACACTAACTACTACATTATCCCCATTTGTCAATCCATGCTCTTCAGTTAGATTGGCAGTTGCTAAATGTCTAGTTACAGTTGCAGTAATTTGCTCATAATTTGT